GAAATGCTGGCCATGGACAACAGCGGTTTAGATTGGGTTCTGCCGCGTAACTTCCAATCCCGATTGCGTGCCCTGCTGCCCAAGCCGGTTGATGCGTTGGAAAAGGTCATCTCTGATGCGATGGCCAACGGCAACGATGTGTCAGCTTTTGAAATTGCGCAAGCCATCCGAAATAGCGGCTTGACGCTGTAGTTGATGCGGAATAGTGTAATTACATGAAACCGTATCCTACTCCCACTGCCGACCTTGCCACTCGTTTTGAGCAATACGTCAAACGCGAAGACGGGTGCCACGAGTGGCAAGGAACGCTTAGCAATTCCGGTTATGGCATGTTCCACTGGCAAGGGCAGCGGTATGTCGCCAGCAGAATGGCCTATCAGTTGAGCCATGGTGACGTGGGCGATCTGTGTATTTGCCATCATTGCGATAACCGTCGCTGCGTTAATCCCCAGCATCTGTTCGCCGGAACGCATGCCGACAATATGGCCGATATGGCAGCTAAAGGTCGCGCACCCTTTTTTGGTAAAACGCACTGCCCGAAGGGTCATGAATATACCGAGACAAATACGTACATAGCAAAAAGCGGTTCGCGTAATTGTCGCCAATGCCACAATGAGAGACCGCTTAATCTTGAGGCCAAGCGCAAGGCTGCTCGCGAATACAAACGTCGTATAACAGCAGCTCGGCGCGCCCTCGAAAAGGAGGCGGGGCGGTGAGCCGGTATGTCGAGACTGGCGGGCAACCATCGGTTGAGCATCTGATGGCCACCGTCTGGACGCTCCGAAGCCAAGCACGCGTTGGCAGCTACCAGCATGTCGTCAGCAGCGGTCCATGGATGATCCTTGCGGCTGAGGAAAGCGCGTTGCGCGACGCCCTGTTGTCCATCCCCACCCACCGAAAGGGAGAGTAGCATGATCCTGGATGACGAGGCTTTGGTGGAGCGGGTGGCTCGGGCGATTGGTATGGTCGAAGGAGACACCGACTGGAAATACTATCAACCAGAAGCGCTTGCCGCCATCGAGGCCGTGCGGGTGCATATGTGGGATGATGGAAAATAAATGCATTTTGTTGGTTGACGTTGCTGCTGTTGGGTGACATAAGGGTGGCACAGCAGGAGACGACGAGATGAACCCCGCAACCATCATCGCCAAGATTGACGCACTCGCAGCCGACCTAGTTAATACCGCAACCCCATCAACGGTGGCTGCATTTTCGGATCTTACTGTTATCGCTTTTGCTCGGGGCGTTATCAGCTACGCGCAGTTCGACAGCTACGGCGCTTCGATTGATGAAGCAAAACGGAGGATGGTCTAATATGGAAGACGTTCACGTTATGCCCACCACTGATATTCAGCCCCATGAAGAAAGTCCAAAATGCTGGTGTAATCCAGCGTATGAACATGGTCGGTGGGACGATGCTGATTTGTATATTCATAACGGGCCGGAAGACCGTGCGAAAGGATAGTTTCCCCTGCGGTCATCCCCGCACGCCCGAAAACTTTAAGGCGCACGGCAATGGCACAGCTTGCCGAGTTTGCCGGCGTGTCATAGAGCAGCGAGCACAGGCAAAACGTAGGGCCAAGCCATGACCATCCGGCATCATTTCCAACGCGGCTTCGGCTGGGGGCTAGGCAGGGACTTGGCACGGGTGCTGATTAGGGCTATTTTGGGTAAATGACCGAGGAAGCACCTAAGCCAGCGCAGGATGCCAAGGGCCGCTTTGTAGCGGGAAATAGCGGTAATGGTGGGCGCCCTAAAGGTGCGCGTGCAAAGCTAGGTGAAGCATTCATCCAGGCTATATTCGAAGACTTCAACAAGCATGGCGTTGCCGCTGTAGAACAGGTGCGCGAAGAGAAGCCGGATCAATATCTAAAGGTCATTGCATCTCTTATGCCTAAAGAGATTACCGGCGAGGACGGCGGACCTTTGCTTATTAGCCGCATCGAACTAACGCCGGTAAGTCCTTTATGACTGTTGTAAGGGTGGAAATGCCCGAGAAACTCGTCCCCGTATTCGACGGACAGGCAGACGTTCGCGGCGCATGGGGCGGGCGTGGTAGTGGCAAGACCAGAACATTTGCCAAGATGACTGCGGTTCGGGCGTTGATGTGGTCGCAGGCTGGCCGTGAAGGCATCATTCTTTGCGGCCGTGTCTTTATGAACTCGCTGGCCGATTCATCGCTGGAAGAAATCAAAGCCGCAATTCGTGAGACGGACTGGCTGCTGCCGTATTTCGATATTGGCGAGAAGTATATCCGCACGGCTGACGGTCGGGTGACGTACAGTTTCACCGGTCTGGACCGCAACATCGACAGCGTGAAGTCCAAGGCTCGCATTCTGCTGTGTTGGGTAGATGAGGCCGAAACTGTTACGGATGAGGCGTGGACGAAGCTGATCCCGACTCTACGTGAAGAAGACTCCGAGCTGTGGGTAACGTGGAATCCTGAACGCGAGGAAAGCCCGACCAATAAGCGATTTCGCAATAACAGCGGCGAGCGGGTCAAGATTGTCGAGCTGAATTACAAGGACAATCCTTGGTTCCCTGACATTCTCGATCGTGTGCGGCTTCGGGACAAGGAAGAACGCCCCCACCTCTACGATCACATCTGGGAAGGCGACTTCATCCGTGTTGTCGAGGGTGCGTACTTCGCTCCCAACCTCACGAAGGCGCGCGAGGAAAACCGTATTGGCTTTGTCAGCGAAGATCCAAACCTTATCGTGCGCCTGTTCACGGACATTGGCGGTACGGGTGCCAAGGCGGATAACTTCGTGTTCTGGGCCGCGCAGTTTGTCGGTACGGAGATCCGCTGGACGAACCATTATGAGCAGCAGGGACAGCCAGTTAGCGCTCATCTCAACTGGATGCGCAGCCAAGGCTACACACCGGACCGCTGCAAGATCTGGCTACCTCATGACGGTGATACGCAGGACAAGGTGTTCGACACGTCGTATCGCAAGGCGCTGGAGTCCGCAGGCTACGGCGTCGAAGTCGTGCCGAACCAGGGCAAGGGTGCGGCGATGCAGCGGGTCGAAAAGGCGCGGCAGTTGTTCCCTCGCATGCGGTTCGATGAAACCAAGTGCGTCGCCGGCCTGAAGGCCTTGGGCTGGTATCACGAAAAGCGCGACACTGATCGAGGCATTGGATTGGGGCCGAACCACGACTGGTCGTCGCATAGCGCAGATGCGTTCGGAACCGGTTGCGTAGCCTATGAAGAACCGCGTAAAGCTGTTACATTGGACCTAAGCAAGTTGCGCCGGGGAGTTGTTTGAGCATGGCACCATTCGATAGCGAGACTGCCACTCTCAACGGCTGGGACATGTCGCCCGAGCCTGCACCCGGCATCGACATGGACGAGCTGGTATCGGCCCTCCAGCGTGAGGCTGATGCTGCCAATTCGGAATACGATCGCGTTTCCGGCTTGGTAGACCTTGCCATCCGTTTCTATGAGGCCAAACCGTTCGGCAACGAGGTTGATGGCCGCAGTCAGATCATCATGCCGGATGTGCAGGAAACGGTCGATTATATGGCTACGTCGGTCCTGAGACCGTTCGTTAGCGGAGATAAGGTCGTTGAGTTCGAGGCGACCGACGAAAGCGAAGAGGAGGCGGTGCAGATCGCAGCGGCTGCGGTCAACTTCAGCTTCATGCGGGATCAGGATGGCTACCGCATGCTGCTGGATTGGACCAATTGCGGCCTGCTGGAAAAGCTCGGCGTGGCTAAGACCATGGTCACGACCGAAGAGCGAGTGAAGCGCGAGACGGTGCAGGTTGTCGATCCTGTCGAGCTTGAGCAGATTGACGCTGAAATTGAGGATGCCACCGAGAATAAAGATGGCTCGCTATCGGTTACGCTGAAGCGGGTTATCAAGCGCAAGCGTTCGACGGACGAGTCTGTGCCGCTGGCTGAGTTTCGCTATTCGCCGCGCGCCCGCCACGAAGACACCTCTGACTATCTTGCGCATTGCCCGGTCAAGACGCGATCCGATCTGGTCGATATGGGATTTGATCGCGAGCAGGTTTACGCGCTGCCAACTTATGACAAGGTGCCGGACGGTCGCGCCGACGATCGTTATGAAAGCGATCCGGAAAGCACGTCTGCCCTACAAAAGGTCTGGCTGTGGGAGGAATACGCCCGCATTGACATCGACGGCGATGGCATTGCCGAGCGGGTCAAGATCTTTCGCGTCGATGATCAGATTTTGCGTTGGGCTGATGGTGAGCCAGCGATTGAGACGGTGGACGATCAGCCGTTCTCTATCTTCTGCCCGTTCCCGCGCGCCCACCGCATCGACGGCTGGTCGCTGGCGGACAAGGTGCTGGACATTCAGTTGGGCCGTTCGACGGTGGTTCGTCAGTTGCTCGACGGTCTCAACTTTGGGAACATGCCGCGGCCTATCGTTAGCTCCCGTGGCTCGAATGAAAATACCATCGATGATCTGTTGTCTCCTATTCCCGGTGCCCCCATCCGTGTCGATGACCCCACCGCGGTCAAGCCGTTCGTTACGGGCTTTGATGTCGGCAAGTCGCTGACCGTTGCTGAGTGGTTCACTGGCGAACGCGAGAGCCGCACCGGCATCACCCGCCTGAACCAAGGCCTAGACGCTGATGCGCTCAACAAGACGGCGACCGGCACAGCCATGATGCAGGCGCAGGGGCAGCAGCAGGAAGAGTTTATCGCCCGCAACCTTGGCGAGGCCCTTTCGCGGTTGTTCGCCAAGAAGTATCGAATGATGCGCGCGGAATGCGACCCGTTCAAAATTAAGGTCGATGGCAAATACATGATGGTCGATCCGGCTACGTGGCCGGAAGAAGTTAACATGA